ATAAAAACAATAATTCATGTCATCATTTTTATAATATTCTAATGTTAACTGAACTTTATTGTCAAAAACTTCAGATGTCAGTTCTTCATATGTGTTTGTAGTATTTGAATACTCGAAATATTTATTATCTCCAATCTTACGACCAGTTAATTCAATAACATCGGCATCGGCTCCTAGCACATTTACAAAAGCATTCTCTACTGTTATTCTTGAATTCTCAGGAATCACTATACCCCCATCTACACGGGTTAAGTATTTATTATTTTCATCATTAATTTCAATAGCAGATTCTGTTGAACATTCAATAAAAGTAAATTCTGTTGAACTCATTTATAATTTAAAAAGATTTTTAATTCTTGAAAGATATAATAATATATTTATTATTTGTTAATTTAAAAAAGTCCAGGGTCTAACCCCCAAAAAAAAAGTTTTCAAACGGGAATATTCACCGTTTAATAATTAATAATATATGTATGTAAGGGTGGACTTTTTTAATTATCAATAGTAAAGAAGCGACCACCTCTAAAGACTAATGCTCTACGAATACCTACATAAGCACGAACAACAACCGTTTTAGCATTACCATTTGTAGTTCTAAGAACCAAATCAATTCCGTTATTGTTAATACGTTCTTCTGTTCTAGCATTACGAATACCCATGTATCGTCTCTGTCCCTCTAATTCAGTTCTGGAATTGTAAAGTTCAACAGTGTATCTAGTCGAATAATCAGTACCAAATGCACCCTTAGCATAATCAGTTCCTGAAATATTATAAGGTAAACCTTCCGCCATCAATAAATTCTGATACTGTTCAGAAATATTTGTAACATCTACAGGGAATAAATTACGGTCATTTACTCTAAGATTTACAGCAATTTGAGACTTCGCAACACCAGACACAATGTCTTCTGATTTATAACTATTCAACAGTGATTTAGAATTATCTACTGAAGGAATATCACTAAAGGAAAAGAACACATCATCAATAATTTTTCCTGAACCCCCTAAACTCGTAGTATATGTTGGAGTGGTATTAAAATTATTATTAGATTTAACAAGATGATAATCCGTAAATGATAATGCCATTGATTGATTCTTTTCTTTAAATTCATTCATTATTTCCTCTGAATAAGTAATATAATCGGCGATTAGTCGAGTAACAGATGGATCAATTTCATATAAATCAGTACCAGGAGAACCACTAGAATACGAAACGTTTTTATTACCTGAACCCTTAAAGTAGAGTTCAATGATAATAGGTTCTTCGGTGAGAAAAAGTGGTAGAGAAAACTGGCGTAGGCAAGGAAATAATGTAGCCAACGGAATAGAAAATTCAGATAAATTGTTCAGAAGTTGAACTTCACGAACCAATTTATTATGATCAGTTACTTTATTTTCATTTTTTGCAGCATCTGGCGTATACGTCTCAGTATTTTCAAGACCATTGTCAATAAATAACTGAGATTTAAATTCAGAACCGTTTGAAATAACACCTCCAACATTTACAACATCGGTTACCGCTTCATATGCACCCATACGTCCCTCACTTACTACATATCTATTTTTAACATCTTCATTAGTATCCATTTGTGCCTTCATCGTGTAGTAATCCGAAGCATCTCGCACTTCCTGAATTACGTTAGTACCACTGCGGAGCACACATCTATCTAACTGAGAAAAAATCCCCGCAGTAGTGGGGAAGAAAACTTTTCCATCATCAGCACTTGCAGCAGAATCTACTTTTCTTACTCCTAAAAGGATGTGTGAATTTGAATGAAGTATGCCACGACCCCTATCTAGGGTAAATTGAGCGTAGTCAGTCCCTGAAATGACAGGATCAGTAAACGACGTGTCGACAATTTGGTTTTCATTGAAATTTTTACAATTTATCTTAAGTAAATCAGGCGTTTCACGTTGGGTACATCTTTTAACATCATCTGGAGCAATAGGGGGACTTAATTGTTTAGTGTAATTCTGTAATGGTTGAGAACTCATATTATTTAAAATAAAAAAAGAAATTAAATAAAGAAAAAATTATTTTAATTAAGAACTTTTAATCCATCTTTTCCAAATACTAAGGTATTTTTATGATGAACAAAGAGATATGCACTATTATTATAATTTGTATTTAAATCACTGGAAACATTAATTCCAAATGTATCTCCTAAAAATGAGACTCCAGAATCTGAAGTCGCATCGAATCGGACTCCTAATCCATAAACAACATCACCTTCAAGACCATCTTCAGTGGTGGAATATGTTCTTTCAAAATTACTATTGATAGGTGAAATATCAGTTCTACCAATAGAATTGAATTTCTTAATAGAATTCATGTAATTTTTCATAATCTGAGAATTGAATAGAGTCTGGGAAGCAGTGAAATTATCACGTAGAGCATAGTCTAGAGGATAACGAACACCTCCCTTTAAGAAATTAACTTCTTCAGGTTTACACGGACTAGTGGCAGTACTCATTAATGGTAAAGTTTTCTGTCCATCATATGTATAACTATTAACCATCTCAGAAGGAAGGAAATTAGCAAAAGCACCTAGAACTTTACTTAAACCTAAATTATATTGTAAAGTTCCAAAAGCGCCATTAATAACTCCATAATACGAAGTAATAGAATTGTATGTCATTTGATCACCAGTACTAGAACCAAAATTAATTAATCCAGACAAATGAACATCTGATAAGGCATAAACTGGAGATTTAGCAGCATCCGCACGGAAAACTGTTTGATCACTGGACAAGGTCATCGAAATAAAAAGACCACCAACCTTATCTAAGGGAATACCAAGTCCAGATAAAAAAAGTCCTGTAGGAATAGCAAAACTGAAATCCTGAAGGTTCGCAGCATCTACACTGGTACGACCTACACCATCAATTGCTTCACCAAATGAACCTGTCGAGGATCTAGTAACATTCATAAACGAAGACATATCTTCTTCAGAATTAATTGTAGAAAATAGACTGGCGAGGAATCTCGGATAGAATTTAATCGTCTCAATACTTTGACCAGTCAAATGACTAGAGATTGAAATAGTATCAATTAATGACAGAAGAGCAACACGAGGATTCAAATTGAATTCCTGTGCAGCAGCACCTGTTACAGCGATACGCCCACATAATCGAATAGAAGAACCAACTAGACGGTTCGCCTGTTGTGGAATTATGAAATTAATTAAATTTTGACCTGCCGAAAATGAATAGGTATTATTTACGGGATTGTTTGAAGGAATTATATTAATGTATTCAGAAGACATATTATTTAAAATAAAAAAAGAAATTAAATAAAGAAAAAAACTTTTTAGAAAAGTTTTTGTTTTTGATAAAACTTTTTCTAAAAAAGTTTATTTAATAAGTAACAGTTACTCCCTGAGGCGTCACCTTGAACTGACGAATACCAGCCACCCAACAATTAAATAATTTAGAAAGGGTAGGAGTATCATAGGAAACAATCGCCTGGAAATCTCCTTCAGTTAAATTAACAACTTGATTCATTAATGCTAGAGCACGAGGATAAACCATATTGTTTTTAATGTTAAGTAGTGTATGACTTGGAGGAACTCCGAAAAATGCTAGACATTTAGTTAATTCTGCCAAGTATTCCGCATTATAAATGTCTAAAGGATCGGCTACTTTGTCAGTACTAATCGCCTCATTTGGCTGAAATTTCTCAGAATAATAAAATTGGAATTCATTTACTGTGTCCATCAGTCCACTGAGTCCCGTACGATAACCTCCATATTCTTTAACTGCATTAGCAAGTGATAAAGAAGTAGGATTTACAGGTGCTATCATTATCGCCTTAGCCATTCTTTGAAGAACATTAAGATTTGCGGTTGTTGTTACTTCAGAAGAAGCAACACTGTGACGATAATTCTGCCAACAATGACAATTATATACTAATCCCCCATTTTCTTTCATTGCTTTCTCCATCGCACTAATATAAGACGGTTCAGGCATTACCTGTTGAATAACCATATTTACATTACTTACTGTATAATCAGGATCATTAACACGGTCAACAAAACCTGTAGAATAAACAACCGTTCCCGCAGGAATATCCACAGTAGGAACCGCAATACTGTCAACAGTCAATCGTATCTGATGCGTTCCACCCCCTAGATCAATCCAATCTATAGACGTAATCGTTGCTGTGACTTTTGCTGTGGCACTCTCAGCAATTGCGATGGATTCGCCTACACAAAAAGGTGCTCTGTATTGTGTTTCACACATATTATTTTTCCAACCTAAAAATACTTCAGTTACTACACCTGCCTGTGCTTTTCCAAAACCTGTTGCCTGTTGATTATTCATTACATGGTCGAGGACTGGAAGATAAGCACTAGACGCTGCATCGGGTTGATTGGCGTTTAACATTCCACCTGGAGAAGCATTTCTAAATAATTTTAAGCACTTAGCACTGTCCTCAAGAATAATTTCTAATCGCAAACCCATAAAAGTACCATTAGCCCATATACGTTTACTTTGCATAATTCCTAATGGTAGTTTCATACAAATTGGAACAGTGTTGTAAGTCGCAGTACCTGTAGCGTCTTTAGTAAAATAAGGATTGTATTGAGTATTGGTTTCACGACTTTT